TTTTTTTACTAACACTAAATTATCTGTAGAAACTCTTATGGAAAATGTCCAGTCTAATTTGTGCCATAATATTGCCTTAATATAGCCATATTCTCCTTGGCTTCAGCAACTTTATGTAACAATTTGTCAACCTCGCCTGTAACATCGGTGTGTTCTACAATCACAGGTTGTGTACCATTTATAAGATAATCTATTTTTAATAGAGCGTCTTCCATCTCATACTGGTACTTCATCATCAAGGTTTTATATATCTGCTCTCTCACTTATCCTCCTTTTTAATTAGTGAATCCCCAAACTTGCCTCTAAAGCCCCATGATCCGTGGTGCGTGGTCCATGAGTCGAGATTCGCGTATATCTTAATACCACACTTTCTAGCCAGACCACAGAAGGATAAATCTTCACCCATCCACTCTTGATCTTTAAAGCTTGTATCCCAAAAATTATACATATACTTTTCAATAGCACCTTTATATCCTACTTCTTTATCCATCTTATCTTGGTGTTCTTTATTAAATTTAATTTTTTTATCAGGATACTTCTCCATCAACGTTCTAAATACAGATCTATTAATTAACATTAAGCCAGCCGGACCAGATTTTAACTCTACTAAATCAAAAGGTAGAATCTTAATATTATCAGGATCAATATGTTCAACAGGATAACTTACCTTCAATGGATTTTCTTTTAATCTATAGGGAGTACATACAATATCTTTTTCAGGCACTAACATTCTTAAAGCAGATTCATGAGAAAACTCTACATCAGCATCCACACACAACATATAATCATACTCAGACGCCATGAATCCTGCGGTCAATAAATTTCTCGCATGAGTCACTAAAGAAGATTTAACTGACTTAAATATACACTCAACTCCAGATTTCGCGAGTACAGCATAAGTATTTAATATACTTACACACGTCTCCACCTTCATCGTGTCATAGCACGGCATAGCAATAAATACTTTAGGCTTTTTCATCTTGCATCATATTGTTATCTTTTAATAAAAAATTCGCGGCAATAGAAACTCTTGTAGCATTAGAATGAAAACTAGCTACAGAATGAGTAAGATTCCACGGAAAAATAAAAAATTCTCCAACCTTTGGTCTAAAAGCAAATGAATTTGTGTGAAAATTTTGAGGGTTAGCCATAAAAAATGATAGACTTGCAGGACCTTCACCAGTCCCTTTCCAGTTCTTTTGTTCCTTCTTTATAGATTCTGGAATATCTAAAAATAATACACTAGATAAATGACAGCTATGATGGATATGGGGTGGGTTAGACTCACCTTTCTTCATAAAGTTTACCCAGGCTGCTGTAGTTTGTATATCTGTTATGGTTAAACCGTACCAAGTTTTATAAGCTTGTTGATAAGCTTTCAAATAAGGTTTAATAATTTTAGTATACTTCTTTTGATCAATAGATCTCTCGTCCTTAATGATTCCAGCTAAGTTTTCACTCCAATTCTCAGTTGCCTTATTAGCTAGTTTTTTTAAAGACTTTACATCACTTGGTCTAATTGTTGTTTTAAATAACAAAGGTCCCCAATGGTATATATTATATTCCATAGTCCAATCTAATTCACTGGTTAACATTTGTTCTCCTCCTTCGTATGTTTCTTTCATATTATGCTCCGTTAAAAAAATCCTCTGGGTTCATTGGTTTAACTCTTTCTTTTTCATCAAACATTAGTTCATGATACATATCTAATCGTTTTAGAAACTTATGTTTCCATGAACGTAATTCAGCGTCTTGAAACTTGAATTCTTGGTAATATAGGTCAGGAGTACAGACCATAATGATTCCTTGTTTAATTTGTGATTGATAAACATGGTCATGTGCCATACAATACGCGGCTATTTGTAAAAAGTAATCATCTATCCATTCTAATTTCTTTGGTCGGTTGGCTTGCTTAAAGTCTATAATGGTGTCCATGCCGTTGTGATTACATACGAGGTCAGTAGACCCAGCATAAAGGCCAGGATAATATAATGTAACTTCAGAACCGTAATATTCTTCCACAGGGAGTAAGCCTTCGTCAATAATTTTTTGGGCCATGGCTTTCGCCTCTTGTCCGAGCCCTGTAAGATCATCGTAGCCAGTTCCGAGAATATAATGTTCCAAGAACTTGTGCATACTTGTCCCCCGCTGAGAAGATACATTCTTGATTCGTTCTGCTTCGGTTTCTCCAACTTTGGCCTTCCAGTCTTTTAAAAATTGTTGATTTTTGGTCTTGCCTAATATCGTAGTCACAGACGGAAGTCTAGCACCATTTATATCGTAGGTCCTTGATCCGTGGTCATCGATCTGTGTACCAGTGATATATTTATATTTATCAGATTTTTTTAATCTTTGAGGCATACCGGTATTTTTCCAGTGTTCTTTTAAATCATCTTCATTCATCATTTTTGTCTTTCTTCTTTATTCCTTAAAGATTGTTGGTAAGACTCGTTCAATTCTTCTTGTTCTTTTACAAAAGGGTCTTTACCTTCCATTACTCTTTTTTTAAATATTTCATCAAAGTTTTTTCGATACAAATCGTTGGAAACCCTTGATTTTCCGTCCCATTTTCGACCTTTGTTTTTATGTGTCATAATCCCCAATAGTGTTTTTAACTGGTTGCCATTGATTGTCTCCAACTTGTTTTAAACTATTTAAAGGAACTTGAGATGATATATTTCCAGATACAGATATTCTTTCAACATCAGATTTAAAAGGTGCTACATAGTGCTTTAACCATGCAGGAAAAATAAACATATCATTCTCTTCTGGAAAGTGTGATTGATATGTGATCGCTTGTCTATTACCTTCTCCATAAATAAAACTAAGTCCTCCTGGTCCAGCACTTCTTCCTTTATATTCTTTAAATTCTTTTTTTATTTCTTCCGGTACTTTTAAATATATTACAAACGATAAATCATCTGCATGATCATGAGGTGGATTGAATTCATTTTTTCTTTGATAATTAATCCACATAGCTCTCAATAAATATTGAGGAGGTTGTTTGAATATTTGATTTTTCCATTGCTCAAATACTTTAGTATACATTTTTAAAAATTCATCGACGTAGGGAAGTAAAAGTTTATAGTCTCTAAATTTATATTCCTTTTGTATAATACCAGCTAATCTATGTTGATAATCATGCTCTTTGGTGCTAGACTCCTTACCTTCTTTTAATAATAAATTTTTAAATTCATCTGTAATTTTTAATTTACATACACATGGTCCCCATGTCAGAACTTGGTATTCAAATTTTACTGGTTTATTTTCTTTCATTCTAAGCTCATTGCCTCCCTATATTGTTGTAAGCTCACCACTTTTTCATCAAATATATAGTCAGGTGAGTAATGATCTATAATTTGTTCTATCTTATGAAGCTTAACTTGAGCGTAAGGCCATAATAAACGTGCTACATAATAAGCATCTCTAAACCCACAACGCCAACGCCATTGACGCTTGCGTCCTGATTTTACTTTACGTTCTCCCCACGTACCTACTTTTAAAGTTTTATGTACCCATTCAATTACATCTTTATCAGTCATAGCTATTTCCATTCTGATCTGCCATATGTTATGAACAGGTTTGCCAGGTCTTTGATGTCTTTTTTGTTTTAGTTGTTTGTAATAAACTGAACCTTCTCCATCAAAGAGTCCCGCTAAATATGCTATATTACTTTCACTTACCATTAGTTATTATCTCCTTCATTACTGTACTCCATGGATTAAAACTATAATCTCTAGTGCATCCGCTTAAAAGTATTATCATCACTGTCAGAGTCACCAATAGTATTATCTGTACTCTCATAAAATTCTCCTTCCGAGTCACAATCCCAACACTGGTGAATAGTTTCTCCCCACTCCGTGCCTACCTTAAGATAACCATTACCTTTACAGGTAGGACAGATGTATTTACGTATTTGATTTATTTTTAATTTTGCCATTTAACTTCTTCGCTTTCTCATTTGCTAAACATTCTACAGTTTTACTAATTGATAACTTTGCATCGGGTAATAAAACCTTCGACAAATTTATTAAAACCTTGTATGTTTCGTGTGTTAAAGAGACATTTCTATATTTTGTTATATCAGTCATATGTTCCTTTCATTTATTTCTGATGATTATATAGGATTAGTAGGAGAATTGTCAAGTATGAAATTTATATTAACTATGATTATTTGTACCAGTGTATATAATACATGTCTGGAACCTTTTCCTATGCCGGAGCGATATAATACTCACTATGAATGTATGATAGCTGGTTACAACGAGGCTATAGATAAAGCCAAAGAAATAGGTCCTAAAGATATTAATAAGTATGGTACTATTATAAAATTTTTTTGTTATGGAAATGAGGACGAAAATATTATTATTCCCCCTCCTAAACCTAAAACGGAAATTTGACAATGTGTCCAAATTGTGTTAGAGGATTATAAATCTCACCACAATAACCTATCACTCTTCCCTCTTGTGATAGGTTTATTTTTCTTTAATTTGTTTTATATTACCTCGATCATCTTTCCATAGTGTGTATAGATTCTTACCATCGAAGTAATAGCCATCTAGTTTCCATTTACTTTTTTTCATCTATTATTAACTTTCCATTTAAATGATCCATTTCATGTTGTACAACTACACAAGGTAGATAATAAAATGTTTTGTGTTGTGGTTTACCATGACGACATGTCCATTCTAAATTAACCGACATAGATCTACTTACTTTTACTTCTTCACCAGGACAAGATAAGCAACCTTCCGTATCTTTCATCTTAATATTATTTTTAGTAGTGATAACTGGATTAATAAACACTTGTGGGTTATCTCTTTCATTAGAAGTATCCATAACAAACATACGTTTATTATATCCTATCTGATTAGCAGCGAGTCCAATACCATTAGCTTGGTACATAACCTTAATCATATTATCTAGTATGATATTATCTTCTTCACTTAATGGTAACTTTACCTCTTCCGTAGGCTTTCTCAAAATTGATCCAGCATACTCTTGATAATTTAATATTTTTATTTTCATAATTCATACTAACCCTCATAGTTTCCGTGCACGTACTCCTATGAGAGCAAAGGCTCCGAGGCTACCCTTTCGGGTCATCGCTTGACGTACAGGGAATAGCGCGAGGCATTATATGGACGCCGGTCCTTTTCTATCTTGTTATCTACACATACATCCAATCCAGTTTCCACTGCCATCGTTCATAATATGTAAATTTAATTCAATTATATAACCTGTTAGTTTTAATCTTAATATTTCACATAGATCAAAACAATCTATGTCACCTGTTAGAACGATTCCTTCCATCATCTTCTTTGTGACTGGAATCAGTTGATACAATTCTTCGTTCCAAATTATTAACTCCATCTGCAAACTCCTTTACAAGTTTATATTTCAGCTTCTTCGTTCGATTCCAATTTCGAGCCGCTTCGTCTATTTTTTCCACTGGTTTCATTTTTACTCCTTCCCCATTTAATAATCCTATCAAAATTTCTAGTCTTTAATTTTATTTTAGGACCATAGGGTTTCCATGATTCAGCCATAAGATTTAATTCTATAACTAAATTAGTCCATTGTTTAGGGGTTATATTAGTTACTTTTATATTTATTTCTCTGTCTTTCATGTCCTATATATAGGATATCTAGGGATGTTTGTCAACGTCCTTTTTTGCCTTTTCCACGATATTTACCCATTCTTTTTTCGTGTTTATTTCTGTTCTTTTTGTGACGTCCTGGTCTTTTTCTAGGTTTATCTCTTTTAGGCTTAGTGCTAATACCAAACTTAGCTTTTTTACTCATTAAATTGTCTTATATTAATTTGATCTTTGCTTGTAACGTGAGGCATATAACTAATTTTTCCATTAATCTTTTGTTCTAAATCGCTACCACAAGTGACACATCTAAATATAGTTTTATATATAGATACAAAAATACTTTCTTCACTACAGTGTGGACATTTTCCATTTACTACTTGTGCTTGTATATTAATCTTGTCGAATGTTGTCATGTTTATTTTTTCTTTTATATCCTTTCTTATTTTTTATCACACGCTGGTGATAACGTCCATCACTTAATTGTTGTGCTACTTTATTTCTAGGTCTATTTTTCTTGAGAAAAAAAGCGTATGCTTTTTTATTCATTAGTGTTGTATTAAGGTAAATATAACGTAGGCCATACCTGTAATTAAGGCTCCTACAGATACTAATAGAATGCTTTCTATTCTATTAATTTGTTTTTCTAATTTGTGTATTTTTTCGTAAGTTTGTTTTTGCATTATTCTACACAATTTTTCATGGTCTTGTATTCGTTGTAATGCGTTTTGTTTAGCCATGATTAATCTAATATTATTGCTTTTATGGATTTTTCACCCATGTATATCTCAGTTTTTGCTTTACCCTTCCAGCATTTATAAGACACAGTTTCACTGTACTGTCTCTCTGCTTCACGTTTCCCGCGTAAACATTGGGCCATCGAGTCTTGTATACGATGTTCCTTAATTTCTCCGTTTACGAACATTAATAATGCTATCACCGCTTCGATCATTGATGACCTCCAGTTCCGTTTTTATAATGCATTTCTCTATTTTGGTCTTTAAGTTTTTCTATATCTTCTAAAACTTTATCCATTTGTTTTCTTAAAAATTCTATATTAACTTTATTTAAAGCCATTGACTCAATATGTGCATTCAACTTATCGGTGGTCTTATAAAGATCCTCGATCATCATAAATTGCTCGGAATCTGCAGGAAGCGAACCAAGTTGACCCCGTGGCCATTTGATTCTAAATTCTGTATTCTCAGTTAAATCTTTAGACATCAGTTCTACTTGTGTTAAAATTTTGTTTTGTGTCTCAATGATGCCGAAGTAAGCCCAGGTCCCAATCGCGACCATCGCGATCAACGAGGCAACCGTTTTCATCGGCATTTGCACGGCTGCTTCTTCAGAAATATTGAGAGGTTGTTTAGACATTATTTTTTTACATCCACCCAATTAGGTACTAATTTTCCATCTTTTGTTTTTTTCATACCTTTTTTAAATTTTTTTCTTGGATCAGGGTATGTACCGCCACCATAACCTTCCTGATACTTTCTTAAACGCATTTGATATTCTGATTGTTTTAGTTTTTTATCTTCAATTTTTTTTAATCTTTTAATTTCTTTAAGTGCTTTTTGACTTAGTTTTACTGCACCCATTCCTTTTGTAATAATACCCATTAGTTATAACTATACCCCGTGTTGCTTTGTTCTAATTTTTTAAATAGATCTTCGTGTTGTTTCATTATTTCTTCATCTGAATCCATCATACGATCCATTTTATCTTCTAACTTTTCTACTGTTCTTTCAAGTTTATCTACTTTATCCAAGACTACTGCTTGTTGAGTAGACAGCTCGAATGTACGAGTCAGACTCCAACCAGCTAAGGCTAGTAAGATTCCAACCAGTAATGTCATTAATTTTTCAATCATACTTTACTTCGTTTTCATAAGATATATCATGCCCATGATCTTTTTCATAGGTGTAAGTTCTGCTGGTTTTATTGCATTTACAATTATCGCAAGCGCATAAATCTCCATCATAATGATGGCTGTGTAAATCTCCGCTACAGTGGCAATTACAATGACAATTTTTACACTTACTCATTTTTTTTGCCAACTAAAAAGCCAACTAATAAGTTTATTCCATAACCTTTTAATCATTTTTCTTTTCCTCAATCTCGTAGAAGAATTTATCAGTGTCTTCTGTTCTCCATTTCCTTGTGTCTTCTACATTCCACTCGGATGTTTGCACCTTCCAATCTGGAACTTCATCTTTAACTGTAAAAGATGGGATGTCCCATATTAATCTGTTGTTAGGTTGAGCTGCATAATTGCCGTTTTCCAACGCAAGTATGTGTGCGCACTTATGTTCGTGCGGAACTT